TAATGTAATTAATCTTACGGCAACTGGAACTGCCAATCAAACATTAACAGGTGTATCTGCTACAGGTTTTGTAAACACCGTTGAAGAAAAACCAACAGAAGCCTTGTTAAGCGTAAGTGCTACAGGATTTGTAAATGGTAACTTTACGTTCTCAAACACACATTCGTTGTCTGGCGTACAAGGTACATTCTCTGTAGGAACACTAACAGTTACAGGCGTACAGTTTGACTTTGAGGCAGTCAAAACATTATACGACAGACGTAGAACAGCCTATGTAGAAAAACAACTGCCTCGCATTGTATATGTTGCAAAACAATCTACTGCCGCTGAAAGACGTGCGGCTGCATAAGGAAACAATAAATGTCATTTCGTTGGCCTGTAAAAGACCCTGATGAATCACTAGACTACAGCATGGACTGGTCACGTTTTCTTGACACTGCTACCATTTCGTCTGTAACATGGTTTGTCAAAACGCCAGAGATTGGCAAGACGCAGATTGATGCTGGTGAAACATTGACTACTGCTTCTGGTAGCACCGTGACTGACAGCATTCAAAATATTTCGCAAACAAATACAAACACTGTAGCCACAATTAATCTTGGTGGCGGTGTGCTAAATAGAGAATACTCATTCATTTGTCAGATTGTAGACAGCACAGGTAGCACTGCTGAACGCACTGTTAAACTTAACATAAGGCAGAAGTAATGGCATACAATTATCTTGGACTTGTAAATGAAGTAAATAGACGGTTGAATGAAACTGAACTTACGTCATCTAACTTTGCCAGTGCTTCAGGTTTTTATGCACACGCAAAAGATGCTATCAATGCTTCACTCCGTGATATTAACCAGACAGAATTTAACTGGCCTTTTAATCACGTTGAGCAAGAGGATGTCCTATCCGCTAACGTAACACGCTACGCTTTCCCACACGATGCTAAACTATTAGACTTTGACAGTTTCCGTATCAAGGAAGATAGCACACTTGGTAATGCTACCACACGACTTGGTATTATTACCTACGAAGAATATCTTGACAAGTATGTAGAACAAGAATATAATAGCACCAGTCGTCAAGGTGTACCGCAGTTGGTAGCACACGGTCCTGCACTTGAGTATATCCTAACACCAGAACCTGATGCTGCTTATACAGTAGTGTATGAATATTACCGTGTACCTGTAGACCTTGAACTGTATGATGACGTTCCTGCTGTACCAGAAAGATTTAAACACGTAGTTGTAGATGGTGCTATGCACTATGCATACTTGTTTCGTGGCAATTCGCAGGATGCATTGATTGCTAAAGAGAAATATCAAGAAGGCATTAAGAATATGCGTTCAATGCTGATTAACCGCACATACTATGTACGTTCATATATGATTCCACAGAACACTGGTGGAGGTGGACGCATGGGCTATGCGAGGTTGCCCATCTAATGGCTGATGCGTGGCAGACTTATCCTTTTGAATTTAAAGGTGGCTTGATTACAAACATATCTCCTTTTCAGCAGGGGATTCAAGCACCGGGTTCTGCACGTATTCTGCGAAACTTTGAACCTTCCATCTTTGGAGGTTACACACGAGTTGAAGGGTTTGAAAAGTTTGACACTAATACTGTAACAAATACAGGTGTCATTCGTGGAATACACAGATATGATGGTAAAGTGTTTGCTTGCCGTGGTAACGACTTGTTCTTCTCAACAGGTTCTGGTTGGACACAAGTAAGTGACAATGTTACATACAGCAGCGCAGGTGTTACGGTAGGTGGTGTTGGCAAGGTACGCTTTTTAAAGTATGACTTTGACGGCACAGAAAAATTAATGATGGTGGATGGCACTGGTAAGCCATTCAGATTTGACGGCACTACATTTGAACAACTAACATCACTGTCTGCTGATACATCTGGTTCAAGTTTTGTTGTGAACTTTAAAAACCACATCGTTCTTGGCAATGGTAAAAAGATAATTTTTTCTGCTCCATACGAAGATGATGACTTTACAATTGCTAACGGTGGTGGTATAATTAATGTTGCAGATACGATTACAGGACTGATTGTTTTCCGTGAACAACTGATTATCTTCAGTGAAAGCAGCATTAATGTAATCAACGGTAACAGTGTAGCAGACTTTACAATGCAACCAGTTTCTCGTGACTTGGGTTGTGTGGCTACAGATACCATTCAGGAAATTGGCGGCGACATTATATTCCTTGGTCCAGACGGACTGCGCCTCTTTTCTGCAACAGACCGCATCGGTGACTTTAGCCTTGCTGCTGTATCAAAGACCATTCAGGTTGAGATACTTGACTTGATTACAAGTAGTCCGGGCGGTTTTAGTAGTACAGTAATTCGTGAGAAAAGTCAGTATCGGCTGTTTGGATATAACACAAGTTATACAAACGATGCGGCAAAAGGAATTGGTGCTACACAATTACAAGAAGGTATTGCATTTAACGACTTTCGTGGTATCAATGCCTATGTAACATACAGTGAATATGACGGTTTTGCAGAACGTATCTATTTTGGTAATGCAGATGGATATGTTTATCAGATGGAGCAAGGTAACTCATTTGATGGAACAGACATTCCTGCAACTTTTGCCACGCCATTTGTTCCGCTAGGTGACCCCAATGTGCGGAAGACAATATACAAAGGAACTACGTATTTGGATGTAAATGGTGACTTTGACCTTGAGTATTCTCTCAAGTTTGATTTTGACCAGCCCGGAAGTATACAGCCAGATTCAGTATTGTCAAGTGATGCAGCCGCATCTATTACATACGGTTCTGGTATTTATGGTACATCGTTGTTTGGGGTTAAACAAAAAGCAATCTATGAAGTACAAACAATAGGTTCAGGTTTTACAGTGTCTATCTTATTTGAAACAACGGGTACTAATACTGACGCTGTATTTACCATTGACGCTGCTACGTTGCAGTATACTACTAATGCTAGGAGATAAGTATGGGTACAGGTTACACTCGTAATGATACCGCCAACAATATCGCAGACGGGAACGTAATCAACGCCTCTGACCTTGATGGCGAGTTTGATGCAATTCAGGCGGCGTTTAACGCAACAACAGGTCACAGTCACGATGGCACAACAGGTGAAGGTCCGCAAATTGGCACAGGCGGTATTGCTAATTTAGCGGTAACAACTGGTAAAATTGCCAATGACGCTGTGACACTTGGAACAAAAACATCAGGCAACTATGTCGCTACTGGTGCAGTAAGCGGTGTAGGTTTATCTGGTTCAGCTAGTGCTGAAGGCGCAACATTTACAGTCACATCTAATGCCACCTCTGCAAACACGGCAAGCACAATTGTTGCCCGTGATGCAAGTGGCAATTTTTCTGCAGGTACTATTACAGCATCACTTTCAGGTAATGCTACAACTGCTACCACAGCTAGTGGTGTAACGGCAAACTCTGTTGCTCTTGGTACGGATACAACAGGAAACTATGTAGGCACTATTACAGGTGGAACTGGTATTGATTCTACTGGTGCTACATCTGGTGAAGGTGTTGCACACACACTTAACCTTGACTTAAATGAACTTCCGACATCCACTGCTAACACTGACGGTGATTATTTTGTTGTAGTTGATAGTGCAGACGGTTCTCAACACAAGTTGACAAAGGCTAATATTGCCTTGTCTGGCATGAATAACGATGCTGGGTGGACATCTAATGTAGGGGACATCACTGGCGTTACTGCTGGCACAAACCTTACAGGTGGCGGCACTAGTGGCACTGTAACAATTAACATGGCTACTGGTGGTGCTGGTGCTGGAACATATGGTTCTACTTCTAATAACACTAAAATAGATACAATCACACTTGACGCATACGGGCGTGTAACTGCTATTGCTACTGGTGGCACTGGTGATATCGATGGTGTTACTGCTGGTACATCAATTACTGGTGGCGGTACTAGCGGTACAGTTACAATTAACCACGCTGACACGTCTACTCTTTCGGGTGTGTATGGTTCTACTGATGATGGAACAAAGATTGACACAATTACTGTTGATGGTCTTGGTCACGTTACGGCAATCTCTACTGGCGCAACGATGGACCGTTGGATTCTTGAAGATGGTGATGGAACAGAAGTAGTAATTACAAACGATAAAGAAGTTAAGTTTGTTGAAGGTGGCGGTGTTGACATTAACTGGACAGACACTTCTACAGGTTCAGATGCTGACCCATATGACTTGACGTTTACAATTAACACAGGCGTAACGGCAGGAACTGGTTTGAGTGGTGGTGGTACGTTAAACGCTACAAGAACAATCAACATTGCCAATACTGGTGTATCAGCAAGCACTTACGGTAGTGCTACAGCCATTCCAATTCTGACAGTCAACGCACAGGGTCAGATTACTAGTGCATCTACAGCATCTGTTCAGGGCGGTGCTGGCTATTTCTTGGGTGAGAATGGTGCGACAGGTGACACAACAAATGGTAAGGGCGACATCTTCCGTGTCCACGAAGACACATTGAACACCAACGTAACAATCGCATCAGGTAACAACGCCCTGTGTGCAGGACCATTGACTATTGCTACTGGTGTCACTTTGACCGTTAATGGCAATCTGTCCATTGTATAAGGAGTAGGAGATGACACTAAAAGTAGATGAAATTCAGAACACAAGCGGCGGTCCAGTCACGCTGACACAGCAAAGTGCGGCGAAAAATTGGATAAATCTAAAAGGCACATCGACAATTTCCAGCCGAGCATCCCTGAACGTAAGCAGTATTTCGGATATTGGCACTGGCACATATCAGGTGAATATGTCCTCGTCTATGTCTGACAACGCCTACATTTTTACAGGCGTCTCTCAAAACTATTCGGATACAACGGCACGAGGTCACGGCGGGTGGCATCCTTACCCCTACACGACTTTGACGACTTCAGCGTATGTAACAAAAACAATCTACGGCACCTACAACGCTGGTGATGCAACGGTCTATGATACCGAAAGGATGTTTAGTGTGGTTCACGGAGATTTAGCATGAGTACATTAAAAGTAACAAACATCGCTGGTCTGATGGAGGGCAAATAGATGGTACAGATTAAAGGTGATGATAATTTTATCGCACAGGCTGTTAGCACATCCAGCACAACCTCAGTCGCAATGAGCAACGCCGCAAATTCTTGGGTAGATTTAAGCGGTTTGTCGGTGTCCATAACCCCATCCAGCACATCAAGCAAAATATTGGTAACTGCATCTGTTTGTGCAGGGCAAGGCCCAAGCAACCCCTATGCAATTTGGTTTAGACTATTGCGAAATGGAACTCCGGTTGGGGTTGGTAGTTCATCAAATAGTCGTTCAGAGGTTTCTTTTGCATTGGTTCCAGTCGGAACCTATATGGACGATGATATGGGTAGCGGTGGCTTTACCTATTTAGACAGCCCATCAACAACGAGTGCCATTACTTACAAAATACAAGGTACATCCAGAGCAGTAGGAAATTGGGCCTACAATATGTCAGACGACCAACAAAATAATGCTGCGTTTGCTCAAGGCATTTCTACCATCACAGCTTTGGAGGTTAGGTAATCGTTATGTCATATGTAGCTTCAGCCTTACACAGCTTGAATATAACCGATTGGGTTTGTGAAGGAACTCCAACTACTGAACAGCAATTCAACAGTTCATTCAAAAAGATTGTCGGAACAACAGAAAACGGTACAGCTATTTTATCATCTGACCCCAATGATTTCGGAGTAACTTGGCAACAGGTGAAACAAAAGCGTGATGAACTAGCCGCCGCTGAACCAATGAAAAACCTCAGAAGCAAACGCAATGAACTGCTTGCTGAAACCGATTGGTGGGCATCGTCTGACCTTACAATGACCGCAGAACAAACTGCATATCGCCAAGCATTGCGTGACATAACTAACACATACACATCACTTGATGATGTAGTATGGCCGGAGAAACCATAATGGCTGGAACAATAGTAGCAGATGACCTCCAACACTCCACAGCGGGAAGCGTGGGTACGGAGTATGTGGTCAATGGTAGTGCGAAGTCTTGGATGAACTACGTTGCCACCAACGTTAACACTATCGCAGATTCGCTTAATGTATCTAGCGTGACAGACCACGGCACAGGACAATATAGTCAGAATTTTTCTAGCAGTATGGGTAACAGTGTGTATGCCGCAACTATGTGTTCTCATCAGGAATCAGCGGGTGTTGGTAGCTTGGGACATCCAAGTGCAGGAAGTTTTACTAACGCTTCAGATGGCAGAAACGGCATGACAACAAGTGCGTTTCGGATGCGCTATCACAATACAGACGCAAGTCCGGGGACACGAGAGCAGGAAATTTGTCTGCAAGTAATTCACGGAGACCTCGCCTAATGCAGACACCTGAGTTTAAAGGCACACATCTCTGGGATAGGCTAGGCTGGGCAAAGCAAAACCTTGAAGGTGTGCAATCAGACTACCGTGTTGTCTACGAAGACAGCGTGGACGAGTGCGCCAAGATACTTGTGCCTGACCCTAACTGGATGGCGTGTGCATTACAGGGCGGTATCCTACCACCTGTGTGGGTGTATCACGAACTGGCAAAAGATGAAGCCCAGCCTGACTTTAAGAAGCACACTCGTGGCTACCTGTTGCACACAACAGAACCAATGCCAGCAATGACTGAAGAAGAAGCCATTGAGTATTTAATTATGAAAGATGTACCACAAGATGTGTGGCGCAACTGGAACACGGGCAACAAGCCCAAGATGGTTATCTGTCGTAAAGAACAGCTACCAGCTACACGCGAATGGCGAAATGCGTGGAAGATAAGTGAAGAAGTCGCCGTAGACATGGCAGCATAAAGGAGTTTAGAGATGCCTGAAGTTTATATCGTAGACAAGGATGGTAATCAAGCAGATGCCGCAAATGTTACCATGCCTTCTGACCGTCACTTTCGTGGCGCATGGTCACTGTCTGGTTCTGTAATCAGCGAAGACATGACAGCGGCAAAAGAAATCTTCCGTGATAAGGTACGTGAGGTTCGTAAACCTCTGCTTGAAGCAGAAGATGTTGTGTACATGAAAGCAATGGAAGCGGATGATGCTTCGGCTAAAGCCGCATCAGTTGCAAAGAAAACCAGTCTTCGTGACGCACCTGCCGCTGCTGCTATTGATGCCGCAACAGATATTGCAAGCCTCAAGGCTGCATGGAATGCTGACCTGCTTGGCGCAAGCCCATACGCATAAGGGGTTTTGCAATGGAAATGGCTGAACTCGTTGATGTACTGTTAGGCTTGGTCATAGCAGGTGGTGGCTTTTGGGTTACTACTATGGCTAAAGAAGTCAAGCGTCTTGAAATATTACTGAACAAGACACGTG